GAGTCGGCGCAAGGTCGCTCATCGCTACCAGAATCTCTGTTACCAGATGAATCAATATCACCACCATCACTATTCATTGCATCATTTTCTCCGTCATAACCAGTCGTGACCGTGTCGTTGGTTCTTTCAATTGGTTGTGGAGCAGATTTAGAAACAGGCGTTTCCAGTTCGTTTGTGATTGGCAGTTTTGCTGCAACAGCACAGACTGCCTCTGATGCAGAAACAGGGGCAGTAACCGTTGCGGTAGTATTGCCCTTGATGTTGGTTGTATCATCAGGTGAATTATGAGTTCCCTTGAGATTCGTCGTTCCCGCATTCAATGTTGTGATATTTGCAGTTGTGACGTCAAGTGTCGCAGTATCGATTGGCGAAGAAGTAACCAGAGGTGCCTTCAGACTAATATTTCCAGCGCCCTCGACATTTACGCCAGCGCCAGACTTAATTTCAGTTGCTGCACCAGACTTAGTCTTTATTGCTGCATCCGTACAGAGATTCATATCGCCTGTTGAATGATTGAAGAATGAACCTGCTGATTTAATATGAGTATTGACCTTAGAAGTTAGATTCAACCCAGCATCCGTTGTAAGATTATACTTACCAGCAGTCTTTGTAGTTACTGCGCCTATTACTTCGGAATCAACTTTACCAGTGTTAGTAATAGAAACATCACCCTCGTTTCTAACATAGATACCATCCTGAACTGAAATCCCAAGCGAACCACCAATATTGACATTAACATCATTATGAATGTCAAGACTTACTTTACCGTGCATGGTTAGTGCAGTGTCGTTCATAATAAAGACATTACATTGCCCCGCAATATGAACGTTCGCAGTACCTTCAATAAGAACAAAACCATCTTTTTCTATAATGGAATAACCATTACCCATAATTTTGTTTACTTGGGTTCCATCTGGTCCTGTCTCAGTAAATGTTCCAGATTTATGTGCAAGATTCAAACGTTCAAAACCAGGAGTATCATCAATTTCAAGTGCGTGCCCAGATTCCCCAGCAAAAACCTTGTTGTATGGATATTTTGCTGCATATGGCGTTGCTGGTTGTTCCCAAGTTGCACCAGAACGTCCTGCCATTTTGACGCCACGTTTTCTTGATGCGTTTCTGGCAGCAGGTGAAGAACCCATAGATTGTGAAGGTTTATCGCCAGCAGGTGTTCTAGGATCTGGATTAATTCCAGGCGAATTTACACCAAGCGCCAAACTGTTGGTATCTGGTTTGTTTACATATTCCTTCTTTGGATAACCCTTGTTGGGATCAACGAATCCTTTATTTGCTGGTTTATCAATATTTGTTCCTTCATTACTCGGTAAATTATTAGCGGAAGGAGAATTATTTTGAGTATTGATTGATTCACCAGATCTTAGATTATGATCAATTCCATTATCAAGAGTATTTGGGGCAGGATCTTTTAATGGAGCATCAACCTTCTCAACTGTTTTCGTTTGAGTAACCGTCCCATCAGCAGATGTTGTTGTTGTTACAGTTGTTACTGCTCCTGATGCTTGAGTCGTAGAGACAGAAGAAGTTGAACTTCCATCAGCAGCAGTTTGCGTAGACTGAGAAATAGCAGTAGAGATACTTTGCGTATCTGCAGTGAAATTTGTTTGAATTTCACTTTTCGCTGAAACACATGCTTCATAAGTAAATGCTAATTTTGCTCTTTCTGCTTCTTGCGCTTTAGTGTCCAATTGTTTGATAAGAGTTTCTACATCAGCAGGATCATCAAAGGCAATTGTTTTATTGCTTTCAACTCCATCAATCGTAGAATTATCAATAGCAGTTTTTAATTGTTTAATTGACGCAACAATACTTGGATATTCTTGACTTAACCAATTAATAACATTTTCCATAGCAAGTAACCAAGTACCGAACGACACTCTGTTATGTAGGGAATCTCTTTCTGCAGTTTTTATTTTATTCAGCGCAGTTATTGCGTCTGTGGATAACTTACCAGAATCTGTATCCGATCCAGAAAAAAGTACTCTATTATTTTCGACTCTATCTGTTACTTTAATGGCAGTTGTTTCAGAACCTGATTGCTCAACATACACCGTCATTCCATTTTGGATATATTCATATGGATTTGATACTGACGATGATGTTGATGGTGGTGCAGTTTTCTTTATACTAGTAACAACTTTAGCAGAAATACTTCCTGTTGGAGTTAACTCGTAAGTTATGGTTCCGTTGTTAATTGTTTTGGTGATTTTTTTAGTAACTTCTTTTGATTCTAATGGAGAATTAGAAGTTTTTACAGTTTCAGTTGTAGTCGACCCCACAGTTGGTGTTGGTTCTTCTGCTGGCGGTGGTGTAACTTGCTCGTCTTTTACAACACTAGTAGTTCCAGGAGTTGGTCCTGGTGTTTCAACTTTTTCTTGTGGTAATGCAACAGCATTATAACCAACATCAAACCAGTATTTTGATGAGATACCGTTCTCGTCTGATTTAATTGTTCCACGCAAATAGTTTTGCGCTGCGTCTATGTTAAAACAAAGAGAAAGACCAAGAGCACCAGCAAGAGTTTTCTTATCAATATTTTCATTAATTGCTCTTGAGGTTAGCAGAAGTTGATACGTGAACTTTAATAGATTTGATGCAGCAAGATCCTGGAACCATGGTTGTTCAACAAATCCAGTATGCATATTATTACCAGGAGTCGCGGACAACTCTGGATGGACTGAAACATTAAATCTGGGATCACTACCATCGATTCGGTAAATCAGCATGTAGTATAATGCATTATTTCTTGCACTAACTGGTGCCTCAAGGATTCGCGTTTGACCAGAATCGTTATACTTTAAATATCGACTATACCAACTCTCATATTCCTCATTGCCCCTCGAAGGTACAGGAATATTTGGCAGATTATTGCTAATCCAACCATTTAAGTCGCTCCCAAATATCCCCGCATCAATTAATTGTGTGAGACCAAGTTTATAAACACCATATTCACCGTCTGCATGAACAATAGTGAACTTCCATTGATCTCCCTGATCAGATAATTGTCCTCCCTTAGAAGCAAGAAGATTATATCCTGGTCCAGGAGATGTTTGCCCAAACGTGTAAACTTTTTTATAGTATTGTAGCGTCATCGCCTTCTGAATTTCCCTCAGAAGTGTAACTACGTCATCTCTCGTTAGCGATCCGATGGTTTCATCTTCCGCCATGTTGATTGTATCAACAGTAGTATAGTAGGGAACAAATGGATCGTACTTTTTCATTGCTTAACCTTTTTATGCTAATGCTTGATTATTTACAAATGCAGGGACTTGGGCAATGCCCCTTTCGCCATTATATGAACTGTTCTTATTAAATCCAAATGCATTTGTTCTGTTACTTCCAGGAATTCTATCAACCGCATTATTGACTGCGCCTTTATATGGATTTCCTCTGAAGTCCGTTCTTGGTCCAACAAATTTTCTTGCTTTGTCTTGCAACTCTTTATTCTTTAAGTTCTCAGCAACCTTTACTAGTTGCTTCGCATTACCTTTTTTACCTAATGCCTTCGCCGCACTGTTTACGTCAGTTATGTTCTTCCATTCAGTATTAGGTATACTTTCTTTACCTTTTTGTGGATAACTCCACGTTGGTTCATATTGCCAAACAGCATTAACAACCTGCGTTACTGATTTCCCGCCATATTTTCCTGCCAACATTCTATTGTAAATAGTTTGCGCGACATCGCATTGGTCTTGCGCCTTATCCGCACCCATTCCAGCTTCTGCGGCGCAAATAGCAACCAGCGTCCAGAATTCTTGGTTTGGAGGACCTGCGGAAATTGGTTGACCACCGTCTTCTTCGGACGGTGCACCTGTCGCATCATCACCAGAAGAACCCGAACCATCTGTTGGTGCACAATCAGTAGATCTCAACCCACCAGGAATCGCCCCTACTGTTCCAAAAAACATAGGGTGTTGTCCGCTCTCACCATCGGCAAAGAATCCAACAACCCAAGATCCCTCGACTGCGCCAGTAGGAGACCAACCAACACCTGAAGTTCCTGCTGAGTTCGCTGGCATGACTGGCATTGCCCATGGAAGATCATCAGATGGTAGAATTTCATTATCTTCAGTATGGTAACCGATAATTCTGACGCGACATCTTCCTAAACGAAGAGGATCGTTTCTATCTTCCACAACTCCGAACCACCAATAAAAATTGGGATTATTATTGGATGTAATATTATCCATCATTGCTATTCTCTCACGTTGTTGGTTTTGTTGCTGGTGTTGCTGTTGGTTTTGTTGCTGGCGCTGGTGTTGGTGTTGATGCTGGTGTTTCTGATTCTTCAGAACCTTCTGTCTCAACATCATACAGAGGTTGAGCATAAGAATCTTTTGATATTTCAATAAACATTGTATGTCTAAATGGAGTTATTTGGTGATGAATTGCAGTTACCATATAAATTCCAGAAATTAGAATATCCCAAATGAATGCTTCAGAATCATCCTTTACATTCTTCTCGCCGACTGACGGATAGAAAAATCGTATCAGTCTTCCAACTTCAATATCTGTTCTTCCAGGAACAGTCAACTGAAGTCGCATAGTTGTCAGATCCATCAATGAACTATTACGTTGAGCAATGAACTGCTCTGGGTGTAGATCGATTGAATCTTCCGTCGAGTCCAATACACCAGGATTGACTGTTGCAACAAACGGTTTATTATCTCCAGATCTTAAAACATTTATTGGGTAAATCATATTGAACTTTTTAGTTTCATCCAGTTGATATGACCCCGATCCGTCGGAATTAGCAACATACTTATACGATTCCATATGCGAAGTAGGTTTTTCATCTGTTCCATTAAAATTGAAACCATGATCATATGTGTATGTTGTGTAATTCTTTTTTACCATATCAAAAGAATGAACTGTGCTGGCAAAATGTCCCAAGTCTTGACTCTGAATAATATCAAGATTCGTCAAGAATTTCATTGCTTCTACAGTTGCAAATCCTTTACTTAGGGATGAAACTTTTTGAAGTTCTGACAGGTTTGGATGATACACGTAATCTGAATATATCTGATTACTCTCTAATTGATATGCAATCAACTCTTCAATCGAAGAAAGATAAAATCCTTTTGTTGTTTCATAAAAAAGAAAGGTAGGAGATTTATGGGTTGATCCAATGCATCTTTTTGCCAACCAATTGATACATTGAATTGGCGACCACATAGGCGCAACAAATGTAATGGTAGATTCATGGGGAGTATCTGCAATATACAATTGCGTCTTCTCATCAGTGTTTTCTATAACTTGTTTACTCGTAAAAATACGAGGAGTTGAAATATTTTCTTCAAAAATCTTAAATACAATCTCGTCAGTAGTACCCTCGTACTTCTGACTCAATCGAATAATATTATCAGCGGCAGCTTCAATTGAGCAAAAAAACAATTGATAATATTGTTCTCTATCGTTGTTAAGTTTTCTATCTTTGACAGCATATACTGAGAAAGATTTTTGAATCTTATTCAACGGATCATAAGAACCCAGATTAGATTTATTGTATCCACCAACATCACCCCACGGAGTTTGAATGTCCACGGTCAGAACTTCGTCACCGATAATTGGAAGTTTACCGATAAGATTAACTGCGTCCCTAATAATAACAGAACCATGTAGTGTGGGTGAGAAAATATCCTCGTATAAATGAAATTCCATCATATACGGTTTTAAATCTAGTGGTAATTCAGAACTTACCGCAGTGAGCAGAAGTTGATTGATGAGAACATCGCCAGGCTTATGCAACCCATCATCAATAGTTTGTCTTTGCGGTTTAGGATCTTGTTGTTTTGGTGCTTCTTCTGCCATTATCAATTACCGCTAATCATACTCGAGTATAAGGAAACAAATTCTCCAAGATACTTAGGTTCTAGCATTTTAATTTCGCGTTTTGAGTCATTAAGTTCTTCTTCATATTGCATATTTGTAACTTCTTCAATTAGACCGTTCGCAAGATCTGCGGCGTCAAAATCTACAATGAGTTTATCTTCGTCATTTGTTCTATAGTGATGTGCTTCATATATACCTGTCTCGCCATATTTCTTTTTTGCATATGAGATTAAATCGGTATTACTAATCGGCCAATCTTTTCGCAAGTCTACAATATCGTTGATAACCATGATTACCCAATGATAATCAGGGCGATTGTAGAATCTATCTGCAACTTGTTCCACTGAGAAACCATCAGGAATAGTAACATCTTGTAGAATAACCAAATTCTTTTTAAATGGATCTACTGATATTCTGCGGAATATGTCAGTTACTATAACAGGACCAGTTGGAAAATTCTGTACGTTCAGAAGAGGAAACATAGAAAAAAGCATATTAGAATCCTTGTTCAATTCTATCTGTAGTTAATGTTTCCAACTCAGTAAACTGCAATCGGATAAGCACTTCGGACGGACAACCATTTGAAAATGTAGTAAATCCTTCTGCTCCGTATTCCATTGTCATGTCTGTTAGTGCACAATTAGAAATCTTTTTAATAAATTGATTTTCTTCGCCATTGTGATAATACATTATTAGAAACTCTGATGGATATGTCAGAAATAATCCGTTTTGACTTCTTGTTGGATGCATATGCTTAGAGAAAATCTTGATGATTCCATCATCTCCAAATATTTGCTCTGCTTCTTCTTCGCTTCTCGGTGAGAATCTGTAATCAAATCCAAATTTTCTGAATCCCATTGACCTGAATAACTGTTCTTTATATGGGTTTTCAACCTTCTTAGAAGTTGCTTGGATAACATTACTTATATTGTCAAATCCTGCGATACCAGCAACCTTACCGAGTTTTCTTAGTGCATAATCACCAAGTTCTCCACCAGATGACATCATTGCACCAGCGTCAAGACTTCCTTCTTTTGTGAACAAAGAACTTGCTGACATTTTACCAGAAGCAACCGCACCGACCAATCCGCCCAAATCTGCAGTTTCCCAGTTGGCACTATACCCCGTAGTAACTCTGTCTGGAATGTGTAGAACAATTTCATCTTCGCCGAAGACTAGACGTTGTTCGCCAGCAACTGCAGCGGAAAGTGCGCCTGCTGCTCCACCAACAGCAGTTCCTTTAATAATATCGCCGAAAACTTTTCCGATTTTTACTGAACCCATGGAAACAGGTCCACCAATTTTTTGCGAACCTTCGTTTACTGTTTTTCCACCATTCTTCTTTAGGAGTTCCCCAATACCACTAGCAGCACCAGCAGTAAATCCCGCAGCAGCGCCAGCAACAAGTGCTGCAGAAACATTATTCTCGGGGTCTGCACGATTTTGATCTGACTGATCAAAAATAACACCCTTACCAGATTTAAGCAACTCCTTACCGAGTTTCGTTCCTTCTCTTACTAACGGATAAAACACCACCCAGTGCGGATATTCGTCGTTTCCTCCGATATCGATGGGATAACGCTTACTGTTTCGAGTAAGTTGAGTCTCCAGCGGATTCGCTGTTTGTGCAGTAAGTTTGTCTCTATTAAATCTGCTTTCGGTTTTTGGATCTGGTGCTTTTGTTGGAGCCGCAGGTGCAGTTGCTCCAGAAGCAGGAGTTTGTGCTGGTGGTTGCGGTGCTGGGGTTGCCATCTTCGAATAAATATCCTATTAAACAGAGATTATTGGAATATTTATATGGGTTATGGTAAGGATACTTTGAAAGGTGTATATAAAATACAGAATCCCAAAAAATATATAGGTAATCCGAACAATATTATTTATCGCTCCAGTTGGGAACTAAAGTTTATGAAGTGGTGCGATAATAACCCAAATATATTGGAGTGGGGATCTGAAGAGTTACCCATTCCTTATGTTTCTCCTTTAGATAATCGTGTGCACAGATATTTCGTGGATTTTTATATCAAGGTTCAAGAAAAAAGTGGTGTTGTA